CAAGATTATCCTGTGGATAAGTGGTATTCAGAAAAGCACTTAAACCAACAACATTTTCAGTATCTAATGGGGTTCCTGAACCAAATATAATTTGACCTGCTTCATTTTTAATAGTTAACCCTCTAGTATCTATCTTATCAGCAGTTAAGTTATGAATCATTGCATTGTCAATATATACTATATTATTATCAATAATAAATGGTTTAATGCCATTGGCACTGGTTCTACCTACCCAAAACGTATCTACATCAAAGCCTGCTGATACCTCTTCACCAGTGTTATATACCCCATAGCCACCAATTAAACCGTTGACGTTTAACTTGACGGTGTATAGCGCACCTATATCCCTGACTTTGGTGATAGCACCTACTACAGCTTTTCTGGCAGGAACTGCTGGTACGTATGGTCTGCCAATTACTTCTGCTACCGCAGCAACTGCTGGTTTATAAGTTACTGCAGGTATAGCAGGAGATAGTAATAAACCACTGGTAGAGTAAACAGCAGGAATTGCATTGTGAGCTTGTATAGCATCCCTAGCAACCACGGCTGCCACAGCTTTAATGGGTAGTTGCTCTGCTGTTCCTGCAAATGCCTGCGTACCTGTAATCCAGGTACTCATACTTACTTCAACTTGAGCAACCTTATCAAATAAGGCTGATTCCATTGTTTTAATAGATTTAGCTAATGAAGAATCAGAATCAAGTGCAAGATTGTTGATATCCTTAATGGCAGCTTCAGCATTACCTATCTTGCCATATAGATCAAGAGAATTATTGACATAGACAATATTCCTATCAGCATAGAAGGTATTGTTATTAACAATGGCAGCTTCAGTTTTACCTGTCCTACCAACAAGGGTGGTTATATCAATGCCTATAAGTCTATCGGCTTCAACTAAGACTTCCTGTTCATGACGGATAGCAGCAGTACCTACACCTGTTGTAGTAAATAAATTATCAATACGTAATGCCATTGATAAATTTGCACCAACTCTTACACGCTCTTCTTCTGTAATAGCTGCTAATGCACCTGCTAGTCCTGCAGCAATAGCGTTATATCTATTAACTAGACCACTATCTGCAGTGGTTCTTTCAACTGTTTCTGTTCCAACATAAGTTAATGCTCTGTCTGCAGTGCTACGTACTTCAGAAAGTATCTGCTGTAAATAAAAGTCCCTGCTAATAATGTCCAAACCTTGTTGGGCAATGCTTACATCCAATCCGGTAATTCTGTTGATCTTTTCTCTCAAGGTTGTAGCTAACAAACCTTCATCAATCAACCCTGTTAACTCCCGCATGATTTCCTCTATGGTTAGAGGATTTGTAGGAGGCCAAGGATTACCTACATTAACAGGAACAGGGTAGTTAAGATCAATACCTGTTCCACAAACCAGTTCAGTACACGGCATATTTAAAATCCTGTGGCTGGCTCCGCCAGCGTTTATAAACCATTAAGAAAGACCAAATGCAAGCATTATATGAAAATCACTATCTTACTGATCGTGATGTAGCCAACTATGCTAGGCAATCCTTTGCTACTCTAGCAGATAACTTTACTGAAAGCCAGAATAACAATCTAGTGCGCTTCCTGGCGCGTGGTATGGCTTCTGGAGATTGGGAAAAGCTTATTAGTGAATTGACTTATGAGACAGACCGTGATAAGTGCGCTGAACTAGCTGTGTATATGCGTAAGATTCCAGAACATTTTGTGCCTTTTGCACACCCACACATTACTCTGCGTATGTCAGCACCTGTGCCTATTAGGGTGCAGTGTTTTAAACATAAAATTGGCTTCTGTGAATCAGAAGAATCCAGACGTTATATCAGTAGCCGCCCTGTTCTCTACATACCGCAACACTTCAGGTCTGCGGCTGCTTCAGCAAAGCAAGGAAGTGCCGGTAAACACCAAGACAGTGATTATTGGATGACCCGGTATCACATTGAATGTGAACGTCAAATTGACTTGTATGAAGAAGTAATTCAACAAGGTGTTTGTGCAGAACAAGCCAGATTCTTCTTGCCTCAAGGTGTAGAAGTAAATTGGGTCTGGACGGGTTCACTGTATGCCTTTGCCAATTTCTACAATCAACGTGCTGATTCTCATGCCCAAGTTGAGATTCAAGACCTTGCAGCACAGGTTAATGACATTATTAGTCCCTTATACCCTGTTTCATGGCAAGCCCTTACACAGGGTGTTTATTAATTGTTTTCTTGCAAACTATTAAGACACAGTATTACACTCCGTTCCCCAATACTTTATTGAATAGAATAGAGTTCCGTTAAGCAGACTACTCCCCTGCTTTACGATGTGTTGGGCCACCATTCACTGAAATAGTGTTTGGTGGTCTTTTTTTTGTCACTACTATTTATACAACATGCTTACTACAACGCATTTGCCCACACCCCTTCAAGAATATGTCCACAAGTCACGTTATGCACGCTGGATTGATAAAGAACAGCGTAGAGAACACTGGGAGGAAACAGTACAGCGTTATGTTGATTACTTTGGTAAAAAGTTTCCACACTACCCTACTGAAGAGATTTTTAACAGTATTGTCAAGCTAGAAACCATGCCATCTATGAGAGCATTGATGACTGCAGGGCCAGCATTAGATCGTGACCCTATGGCAGGGTTTAACTGTGCATTCCTGGCTATTGACCATGTTCGTGCCTTTGATGAAATACTTAACACGCTTATGTGTGGTACAGGCATGGGATTCTCAGTAGAACGTCAGTACATTGCCCAGTTACCCATAGTAGGTGCCTCTATTGGTATTGACTTTGATAACAAGCCAGTTATTCAAACAGTATCCAGCTTTACCAAGGTAGATCACACGATTGTTGTCAGGGACAGTAAAAGTGGTTGGGCAGGTGCATTCAGAGAATTACTGTCTTATCTTTATGCAGGAAAGATTCCATCCTGGGACGTAAGCAAAGTTCGTCCTGCAGGTGCTAAGTTAAAGACCTTTGGTGGTCGTGCTAGTGGCCCTCAACCGTTGGTAGATCTATTTAACTTCACTGTTGATACCTTCAAGAAGGCTGTAGGTCGTAAGCTCAACTCCGTTGAGTGTCATGATCTGATATGCAAAGTGGCAGATATTGTGGTGGTAGGTGGCGTTAGACGCTCTGCCTTGATCAGTCTGAGTAACCTGTCCGATGACCGTATGCGTGGTGCTAAGTCGGGTCAGTGGTGGCTTCTGGATCCACAACGTGCTCTGGCTAACAACAGTGCTGCCTATACCGAACGTCCAGACATGGAACTGTTCATGAAGGAATGGCTGTCACTGATTGAATCCAAGTCAGGTGAACGAGGCATCTTCAACCGTCAAGCAGCCATCAACAAAGCCATTGAATCAGGCCGTAGGGATCACACCAAGGTAATTGGTGTAAATCCTTGTGCTGAGATTACCTTGCGCTCTGGTGGGCTATGTAACCTGTCTGAGGTGGTGATTCGTGCTAATGACTCTTTGCAAGCATTGCTGGAGAAGATTCGTGTAGCCACCATCATGGGCACTTACCAAGCCATGTTGACTGACTTTCGCTATGTTCGTCCTCTTTGGAAAAAGAATCAGGAAGAAGAGCGTTTGTTGGGTGTGTCTTTGACCGGCATCATGGATCATCCCATTCTGTGTACTACATCACGCGAATCTATTGCATGGCTAAAAACCATGAAACAGTGTGCTCTGGATGTGAACAAGGAATGGGCAGCAAAGTTAGGTATCAACCGATCGGTAGCCATCACCACCGTCAAACCTTCAGGGACAGTCTCACAGTTGGTGGACAGTGCATCAGGGATCCATCCTAGGTACTCTGAGTACTACATTCGTACTGTACGTGCTGATAAGAAGGATCCACTGGCTCAGTTGATGCGTGCCCAAGGCTTTCCAGTAGAAGACTGCGTATCCAAACCAGACAGCACCGATATCTTTAGTTTCCCGGTACAAGGGCCAGCCCATGCTGTGTTCAGGAATGATCGTACTGCCATTGAGCAGTTAGAGCATTACCTGATGCTACAGACGCATTGGACAGAGCATAACGTGTCTATCACGGTCTATGTGAAAGACGATGAATGGCTAGGTGTGGGTGACTGGGTGTACAGACACTTTGACAAGATTGCTGGTGTGAGCTTCTTGCCCCATTCTGATCACAGTTATCGGCAAGCCCCATATCAGGAGTGCAGCAAACAAGCCTATGAAGAATTGTTGGCTCGGATGCCTGCGTTCAACTGGAATGACCTGGCTAACTTTGAAAAGGATGACAGCACCATCAATGTTAAGGAATTAGCCTGTACTTCCGGCCAATGTGAGTACATCTAGAAAACCTTAAGTCAAGTCTAAATCATCTTGACAACAAAACAGACTCCCTCCGGGGAGTCTTTTTGATAGATCACTGTTCAAAGTCTTTGTAGCTTTGAACTTTTAAAACTAAGGAATTAAACATGAGTATTTGTATGTCAAGTGGCTGTGAAAAAGCAGCTCAACTTCACCAAGATTTTTGTGAAAATTGTATTGAACAACACAAGATACAAAAAGAAAACATTGAGCAACATACACCTGGATCTAAAGTAGATAAAGGAAAGGTGCGAATGCACTTGATTACTGGAGGTATGGCAAGAGCTATTACTGAAGTAGCCAAAGTAGGTACGTTTGGAGCTAATAAATATAGCGATGGTGGTTGGGTATTCGTACCCGATGGCTTCAATCGTTATGAGGATGCTCAACAACGGCATGCTGCATTACGTCACATGAATGAAGAGTTTGACTCTGAAAGTGGTTTGTTGCATCTTTCACACGAAGCGTGGAACGCTTTAGCCAAACTAGATTTATATTTGCGAGAAATTCAAGAATGAAAAAAAGTAAAGTAAATAAGGTTGAAAGGCTTATAGACGCTTTGTTATATCAAGTTGCCTATGGTTCCTATAGATGGGAAGTTGCAGAACTTTTAATGCAAAGAGCTGCAACTGTTACCAGAAAGCTTTTAAAACAAAATCAGAAATTAAAACGCGATCCTCGCGCTTCTTCGATCAACTAACAAACATCATGATTACCTATACCAATACGAGTTCTGTTCCTTTGTCTTTGGCAGTATTTCTTGCAACGGATACGTATGACCATAACACTGATATTTCATCTATTTCAACTACTGCATTGATTAAACCCTTACGTCAACTCATTTTGAGTAAACGTGTTCCTGATGCAGATGCAGTGGTGGATATTACTCAAATGGTTGCTTCTCGTATGGGTACAGCTATTCACGATGCAATTGAACGTGCTTGGACTAATAACTATGAAAACGCTTTGAGTGTTCTAGGGTATCCAGAACACATCATTAAGCGCATTCAAATTAACCCCAAGCCAGAAGAAATCAAGGATGATAGCTTTCCGATTTATATGGAACAACGTGCATATAAAACTGTTGGAAAGTTTGTTGTTTCAGGTAAGTTTGACTTTGTGGGTGAAGGTCGATTGGAAGACTTTAAAAGTACTTCTACTTACACTGCCATGCATAGTACAAATGATGAAAAGTACATACTTCAGGGTAGTATTTATCGTTGGCTTAATACAAAGATTATTACCAAAGATGAAATGGCTATTCAATTTATATTTACTGATTGGTCTGCTGCCAAAGCCAGAATTGATCCTACTTATCCACAGCAGCGTATTCAACAGCGACTACTACCGTTGAAATCTGTTGATGAGACAGATCACTATGTGAAACAGAAACTTTCTCAGATCACCCAGTACTGGGATGCTGATGAAGACCAATTGCCTCACTGTAGTGATGAAGATCTATGGCGTAGTGTTCCAGTATTCAAATACTACAAGAATGCTGATAAAACTTCACGTAGTACTAAAAACTTTGATAGCTTGCATGATGCTCGACTTCGTTTCATCGAAGACGGTAATGTAGGATTTATCAAGGAAGTGCCTGGGCAAGTCACTGCTTGCAAGTACTGTGCTGCTTTTTCAGTGTGTTCACAAAAAGATGCCTTGATTGCTCAAGGTGATTTAATCCTTTAGGAGTTTCCATGCTTTCCTTTGACCAGATGGAATATCACCCTACTGCTGAAAAGCTAGTTGATATTCTGCGTGATCGTACCCAACGTGATGATTCACTGTTCTTTCGCATCATGGTTGGTTATTACTTTTCAATGGCTGCTGCTCAGATGCGTTGTAGCATTGCATCACTGGATAACAAAGACATTCCAGTCAATATGTATGCATTGAATCTGGCACCATCTGGTTATGGTAAAACCATGTCAGCTAACTTGATGGAAGAAGAAGTACTTTTTCAATTTCGTACACGCTTTCTGGAAGAAACCTTTCCAATAATGGCAGAAGAAAATTTGCCTAAGCTAGCCGTTAAACGTGCCAGTCGTAAGGGTACAGACCCTGATGATGAGTTGGCTAAGGTCACCAAAGAATTTGCTTCATCTGGTCCTATGCTCTTCTCATTTGACTCAGGCACATCACCTGCAGTTAAGCAGATGCGTCATAAGCTTTTGATGGCTAATGCTGGGTCCATGAATTTGATTATGGATGAAATTGCTGCTAACTTGTCTGCAAATCAGGAAGTGTTTGATACATTTATTGAGTTGTATGACAAGGGTTTGACCAAGGCCAAGTTGATTAAGAACAGTAATGATAATCAACGAAGTGAGGAAATTATTGGTAAAACACCTGCCAACTTGTTGATGTTTGGTGTTCCCAGTCGTTTGCTTGATGGTGCAAAGACAGAAGATGCTTTAATAGCTATGCTTGAACAAGGTTATGCACGTAGATGTTTTTTTGGTTATGTACGTAATACATCCAAGAAACGTGTTCGTACTGCAGAACAGATGTTTGATGATCGAACCAGTCCAACCAATAACCTGACAATTGAAGAATTGGCAGAGCGTTTAGAAAACCTGGCTGATATTATTAATGCTAACAAGAAGTTAGTAGTAAGCAGGGCGACAAGTATTCTGTTGAATGAGTATCAACTTACCTGTGAAGCTCGTTCTGAATTGATGCAAGAGCATCAAGAGGTAATGCGTAGTGAGCTACAGAACCGCAGCTTTAAAGTATTGAAGTTAGCGGGTGCGTATGCCTTTATTGACGACTCTCCTGAGATTATGGATACACATATCTATAACGCGATTAAGCTGGCAGAGGATTCTGGAGAGGCATTTGCTCAGTTGTTGTCTAGAGATAAACCTTGGGTAAAGCTAGCAAAGTATTTTGCGTCAACCAAGCAAGATGTTACGCAAGCTGATTTGTCTGAAGATCTTCCATTTTATAAAGGGGGGGTAGCATATAAGAATGAATTACTAACTTTGGCAATTGCGCATGGATACAAGAACAATATTATTATCAAGAAGTCATTTTCTGATGGTATTGAGTTTCTGCGTGGTGAAACACTCAAAGAAAGTGACATATCCAAGATGGTCATTGCTTATAGTACGGATATGGCTACAGACTACAATAATGAGACTGCACCTTTTAACCAACTTCATAAGTTGACCCAGGTAGATGGTATGCACTGGGTGAATCATCACTTGGAAGGTGGCTATCGTAATGAAGAAAACTGTATTCCTGGTTTCAACTTAATTGTTATTGACGTGGATGGGGGCATTGCCATAAGCACTGCCAAAATATTACTCAAGGCTTACAAATTCTTGTTGTATTCCACGAAGCGTCATACTGAAGAAGAAAACAGATTCAGAATCATTTTGCCTATCAACTACTTGTTGGAAATGGATGCCAAGGACTATAAAGAGTTCATGAGTAACATCTACTCATGGCTCCCCTTTGAAGTGGACACGGGCACTAATCAACGTGCTCGTAAGTGGTTGTCAAACAATGGCATCTATGAGTACAACGAAGGGATAGTCTTTGATGCATTACCATTCATTCCTAAAACCAGTAAGAATGAAGAGCGTAAGACTCAGTTGAATAGTCAACAGTCTATGGACAATCTTGAACGCTGGATTCTAAATAACTCCGGTGATGGTAACAGGAACAATATGTTGTTGCGTTATGTCATGATCTTGGTAGATGCTGGCTTTGAATTTGAAGCAATTCGTTCAAAGGTAATCAGCCTGAATGACAAGATGCCGGATAAGTTATCTGAGGCGGAAATTATGGCAACAGTAATGATTTCAGCAATGAAAGCTATTGCCAAGCGTCCATAAAGCTATGCGAGAGTGGTGAAATTGGTCAACACAGCAGACTGAGAATCTGCTGCTAGTAATAGCTTACGGGTTCGATTCCCGTCTCTCGCACCATTAACTGACATTAGTTCAACGGATAGAACAGTGGTTTTCTACACCATAAATATGGGTTCGATTCCTGTATGTCAGACCAATTACCAAAAGGAAACCAAATGAATGCACTAGCAATTTCAATTAATACACCCGTCACTATGACTAGCCTAGAGCTAGTGGATTACATCAACAGTCAACGTGAACCTGACGATAACGCAGTCTTGCGCCATCATGACCTCATGGCAAAAGTACCAAATGTTTTGGGTGAAAAAGCCGCAGCGACGTTCATCGCTCCCGCTTTTTACACCGTAAATGGGGCAGTTCGTGAGCGCAACATTTATCACTTCCCCAAGCGTGAAGCCTGTCTCATGGCTATGTCGTATAGCTATGAGCTACAAGCTAAGGTTTATGACTACATGACAGCCTTGGAGACTCAACTGACTAAAGCATCTCTACCAGACTTTACTAATCCAGTAGCTGCTGCAAGAGCCTGGGCAGATCAATTTGAAAAGTCATCTCAAGTAGTCATTACTAACCAACATCTAGTACAGGAACTTTCAGAGGTTAAGCAAAAACACATTACCTTCAAAGATGTACGAGGTTGTGGAGAAACTTTTGCCACTATCAATGAAATAACCAAAGCTACAGGTATTCGTTATGGTTTCTGGGCATTAAAGAAATGGTGTGATGAACAAGGCGCACCACGTAAAGAGGTACACCTTACTATGGAAACCTTCACCTATGCCTATCCAGATAAAGCATGGGCAGATGTACATGGTTTGGAATTGGCTAAAATTTTTGGAGAGTAATCAATGACAAATACTGTCAATGACCAACTCGTACTTCTATGTGGCAAATCTGCCACTGGTAAGTCTGCTTCACTTATGTGGATGGATAAGCCGGAAGGTGTTATGTATCTGAACTGTGAAGCTGGCAAGAAACTGCCCTTCAAAGCAAAGTTCAAGCAATTTGTCATTACTGATCCGTTGCAAATCAATGAAGCTTTTGAAGCTGCAGAGAATATGCCAGAAATTCATACTATTGTTGTAGATAGTTTGACTTATCTACTGGATATGTATGAATCAGTCTATGTAATCCCATCTAGTAATGGTATGAAAGCATGGGGTGACTTTGCACAATACTTTAAGGTACTTATGCAACAGTATGTTGCCAAGTCAACCAAGAGTGTTGTGTTCATTGCACATACAGCAGATACGTTGAATGAGTCTGAGATGCTGATGGAAACCAAGGTTCCTGTTAAAGGATCATTGAAAAACAACGGTATTGAAAGTTACTTTTCAGTAGTAATTGCTTCTAAGAAGGTAAACCTTAAGACATTGAAGGATTATGGTTCATCCTTGCTTACCATTACACCAGAAGAAACATCACTTGGTTTCAAGTATGTTTTTCAGTGCAAACTAACCAAAGAGACTGTTAATGAACGGCTCCGAGGTCCATTAGGATTGTTTGATACGAAGGAGACTTTTATCGACAATAATATGCAACTTGTATTTAATAAGCTTAGTGAATACTACTCTTAAGACCTACAATATTTTTCCCCAACTTAAACCCAACCAAAAAGGACTAACTATGTCTCTACTTTCCACGCTTACCTCAGATACTTCTATTGCCACTGAAAAGGATTCATTAGGAGCTGGCGCTGCTCCCCTTGAATCAGGTCTGTACCCTTGTATTGTCACGATGGCCTATCTAAATAAAGCTGCTAGCGGTGCATTGGGTCTGGTTATTAATATGCGTGCTCCAGACAATCATGATGTGCGTCAAACCCTTTGGATGACTTCTGGTACTGCCAAAGGTGCTAAAAACTACTATGAGAAAGATGGTGAAAAGCATTTTCTTCCAGGTTTTAACCATGCCAATAGCCTCTGTTTGTTGACTACCGACAAGGAGGTGTCAGCAATGGATACCGAGATTAAGGTAGTTAAAGTGTATTCACCTGAAGCCAAGGCAGAAGTACCCACTAAGGTGGAGGTACTGATGGACTTGCTTGGTAAAGAGATCTTGGTAGGTCTGATCAAGCAAAAGGTTGATAAGACTGTCAAAAACGATGCAGGTTTCTACATGCCCACAGGTGAAACCCGTGATGAAAACGAGATTGACAAACTATTTCGTGCAGCAGATCGTATGACTACTGCCGAGATTCGTGCTAAAGCTGAAGAAGCGGACTTTGTGAACACTTGGGAAGCTAAGTGGGCTGGTAAGACCAGAGACAAATCCAAAGGCGTTACAACAGGTTCTGGTAACTCTGGAGTAGCTGGTTTGCCAACACTGCCCAGCATGGGTTCTTCTTCGACAGGTATGAAAAAGCCTGTAACCAGCTTGTTTGGTTAAATGAAGCTGCGGCTAATTTGGCAATCACCTAAAATGTTTAAGAAGGCAGGATTGTTTCTTAAATGGAATAATAAGCGTATTTGTATTTTTCCACTATAGAATACTCTGAGTAGTGAGTCCTTCGCTACATTTCTTAACTTTGATAAGGTAAATGATGGCAAAAGAGAACTCCAAAAAAGACAAATCACAAGACAAGAAACTACCACCTAAAAAAGGTTGTTGATTTAAGTCCGGTTAGTAATGTGAAGATACCCCAGAAATGGGGTATCTTTTTTTATACCTTTAAATTAGATTTATGAATATTTTTAGTATCCGTAACAAGAGTGTGGACAAGGGAAAGACCGAACCTCGTGTCACACCTGAAGATCTTGAAGACTGTATCGTTTCATGTTACTTCTTTACCGCAGCAAATGGCATTTGCGATGAGGAAAGAGAAAACGGACGACCTGAAGCTGTACTGGAAGAGTCTCTTAACTTGTTGACCTTTTGTGTCCTAGTACTGCGCAATGGCTTCACCGTAACAGGTGAAAGCGCTTGTGTTAGTTCAGAAAACTTCGATGCTGACATTGGTAAACAGATTGCCCGAGAAAACGCTAAACAAAAGCTTTGGCCTCTGTTAGGCTACAACTTGCGTCAAGAACTCTATGAAGGCACACTATGACCATCGAAAACACAATTGCTATCAATGATCTAGATCAATTTGTGAAGCTACTGTCTCAATGGCATAGCCATAAGATCAAGATCATCAAACACATGCAAGAGGCTCCTGAAACCACTGAAGTTGCTGTAGGTGATGAAAAACCTGTACCTCTTACAGGAGACTTTCGTAAAGGATTTCAACTTGGCATTGCAGTGGCTCTAGCAGAGATGGGTGAGCTACCTTTTGTTGCAGAGCTTGAAGAAGCTACTACTTCAGTCAAACACTAAGGAAAAAACCATGAATAATTCTCCTTTAGCACATGAAATTTGGAGATACATACCTAACTGTGAAAATGCGTATTCCGTGTCAGATCATGGGCGTGTACGTAGTAATGATCGCTGGGTTATTGGTGGACGTGGTAAGCAACAACATGTTCCAGAAAAAATCTTAAAACTGGTTACAGATTCTGATGGTTATCAGATTGTGTCAGTTCGTTTTACTGGAGAAAAGATACGGTGTATGAAAGTACACCGTTTAGTGCTTCTTGCTTTCGTAGGCCCAAATGATGCTCTTTGCTGTCATGGTGATGGTGATACTACAAACAACAAACTATCCAATTTACGTTATGGTACTGCGCTTGATAACGCAGATGACCGTACTAAACATGGACGTATTGTTGGTGCCAAAGGTGAAAAAAATGGTATTGCTAAACTGACTACTCAGAAAGTTTTAGAAATTAAATCTCTTATGGCTTCTGAGCTAAGTCATGCAAAAATTGCAAATTTATACAATGTGTGTACTGAAACTATACGCAGAATTGCTGTTGGTGCTACGTGGACACATGTATGATTTTAAATGTTTGTGGGCAAGATCCTAGTCTTCTTAACTGGGGAGTTTCTAATGGAACCTATGATACAGAAACCAAGAAGTTGACAATAAACAACATTTTGGTCATTAACCCTGTACTCTCAAAAGGAAAACAGGTTCGTCAGAATAGCCTTGATCTTGAGGCTGCCAAACAGCTTTGCGAAGGTGCTATGCAAGCCTCCAAACAAGCTCAGGTGATCTTTGTTGAGGTACCTGTAGGAAGCCAAAGTGCTAGATCAATGGCAGGCTATGGAGTTGTTGTAGGGGTTCTTGGCTCACTTAGAGCTATGGGCATTCCACTTTTTGAAGTCAGCCCTCAAGAAGTAAAACTAGCAGGTGCGGGAAAAGCCACAGCAACCAAAATAGACATGATCAATTGGGCCATACAGACACATCCTGAAGCAAAATGGCCTACTTATCGTCAGAAAGGGAAAGAGTTGATAAACACAGGAAAAGCAGAACATCAAGCTGACTCAGTTGCCGCTATATATGCTGGCATAGCCAGTAATACTTTTCAACAAATGCTACCTATGTGGCAAACCAAAGGAATTTATTTTGCAGATTCATCTTAAACAGCCTGATATTGAGGCAGCTATTAAGCTATACATTGCTAAACAAGGTATTAACCTTGTTGATAAAACTACTGAGTTGGTTTTTACAGCAGGACGTAAGAACAGTGGAATTTCAGTAGAAATTTCCATTGAAGATCACCCTACTGTGGCAAGTTCTACAGTAGTGGCTATTCCCACAGTAGTAGAAGTTCAACCTATTGTAGAACCACCTAAAACACCAACAGCCATTGTTGGTGTGCCCGTAGAGGGTGCTCCTATAGTAAAACCACCAAGTTTATTTGGTAATTAAATGGAATTTATTAAGTGGGCAATTTCTGCGATAGTGGGACTTGCAGTTGTTAGTGCAGGTATAGCAGCAGCTTTAGCAGTGGCTGCTTTTATGTTTGTAGTACAACTTTGGGGATTATTTTTTGTAGTGGTAGTAGGCATTGCCATTGCCATTAAAGAAGTAATTTTTAAACCCAAAGATGAATAAAACTAGCCCCTGACTAGGGGCTATTTTGTTACTTAAACAGACTTAAACCAGCATTGATAGTAGCTATCTCAGGGATTAAACCAGGAAGTTGCAGAGCACCTATACTCATTGGATTGTTGCCAAAAGTAAACAGAATCGAGTTATCCAAAGGACTAGGGAAGTCTAAGTAACTCTGTGCAATTAACAGTAAGGCAACTTTACCAGGAGCGTGCTTGAAGCGACCACGAATAACTCGTTGGATACGCATGAAGTATTTAAGGAAGGGTGTTATACCCATATCATCCAAATACTGCAAATCACGATGCATTGGTACGTCATAGTTGATGAATGCATCAGAAACTTCTTGAATGATGACTTTCTCAGTTAGAACCACTTCCTTTTGTGTTTTTAAATGCTGATATAAGGCATAACGTGCTACAAAGTCACTAAGTTGAGTAATGTGTGCCATTGCTTTATATGTACCCGTATCATGAGTCATAAGCACCTGTTTTCCTGCAGCTTTAACATGCTTATTAAGCTTATCGGTGTACTTTTCAGTTTTACGTACAAATCTTGTTTTGTATGAGTAAATATCTTCTTCTGCACTCACATCTTCAACAATAGTAGGCATTAAACCTGCTTCTATTAAGTTACGTACAGGATTACGTGCAATAGCGTCCTTAAGCTCTTTAATCTCTTGTCTTACATCATAAGTAGTTGTAATAGCTTTGCTTGCGACATTAGTTTCCAATTCAAATAATCGTTCTGTATCTTTTGAGTATTTTTCTGCACCTACCCAAGCAATTTGCATATCACGAAGCATGGCTACAGTAGGTACACCATATAGTTTTAGCAATAAGAAATTACTGTAAATATTAGCAAGTGCTACTGTACCTGTTTTGACAACAATAATATCTTTAACTTCCTTGACTAATGCTTGCCACACATTCTCACTACGACGCACATACAGTGCTGCTCGTTTTGAGTACCTTTCCGCCTCATCACTTGTCATACCTTTACGTGCCATTCCATGAACTTTTAATAGATTTTCTGTCCACCAGACAAAAGTCTTTTCCATGAAATCACGATCTTCTTCCGCTTTATCAAAAGCATTGGATAAACTCAACTTGCGATAACCAAACGCAATATCCATATTGTTAGCTCTGACCATCATTTCATCCTTGCCCCAGATTTCACGAATAGCATCCTTCGTGGCTTGGGGCAGCATCTGATAAATCTCTCTAGCTTCAGGATCCTTACTACTGGCACTTACCCGCAGATAAGCTTTTGGTTCTGATGCATAGGACTTATTCCACTCATCATGCATAACCTGTACTGAGTTACGGTTATGTACAGCAGAGTTCTCCTTGTCATAAATACTACCATTCAGAGCACCCAATACAGTGTCAAAACGAGTATCACGTTCCAAGAGTTCTTTGGTATTACTCTGCATCAAGTACTGATAATTAACAGCTACACCGTTGTCATTAAGCAATGGAGCCATGTGGTTCTCTTTGACCTTTCTAGGATCAAAGTTAGCACCTGATTGTTTTGTACTTCTTGTATGAATAGCTGCTTGCTTTTCCTGTGTAATGCTTTGCTGCATCTGATGTGCATTCTTACCGTGATGCTTGGTTCCTTTGGAACGCATTCCAGTGAATGAAAATATCCCAGACAACCAAGGCAAGGCACCACCATCACGCATGATATACAGGTGTTTGGCTTCTGCACCAGCATCACTAGGGTCATTGCCTACCATTGCACCCTTGACGTAACCCAGGTCTTCCAACATCCTACCTTCTTTGGCATTTGCTGCCTTAATGTCGGTATGTGGGTTGTAAATCTCTGGAACATAGCCCTTAGCCATCAAAGTAGAGCTACCACCAAATAAACGCTCTCTAGATTGTTGTTCCATTTCCTTATGGCTCAATAAAACCAACCGAACTCCATTGCCCCCGTCTGTACGTGCATGTTCCTGGGCCATAGTCTTGACCATACTGGCTTTGTTGGCCGTACTGGTATAGCTCATAGCATACAAGGACGTTAATGCATCTACGGTCTTTGTAGCAGCTTCTACCTCTGCTCTGGATAGACTACCTTCCAAACCAGACAGATACATATTGGCAATGTTGTTAGCAGTTTTCAACATCAATTCATGCGTTACCTTGCCAGTAACAAGATAAAACCCTAATGCTCTGCTCTGTTCAATAAAGTATGCTTTTTGTGCGGGTGTGTACTGATTAAGCTGATTTTCAAAAGAAATAATCTCTTTATTCATTAGTGTTTCATCTTTTAGCAAAGATTCAATCTTTACTGTATCAAAACCACTATCTAACAAAGTATGCGCACCAGTATGCAGTAGTACTGCTGTTACTGCTTTTTTATCATCATCTTTCATGTCTTTGCCTTGATTATCAAAGCTTTGAAGCATGAACTTGTTGGTCATGGTGATAATCTTCTTACGTTGTCCTTCAAAGTGTTTAATAGTACGTAGTAATGCTTGTATCGTGGGTTTAGG